AGTTGTGATTGCAGATACTGGTGCATTTGCTGGATGTCCGTAACGATAAAGGAATGATGTTCCTTTTGCTACATGGAATGATCCGACACCTGCTTGGTTTGCTGTATTGCAAACTGCAATGTTACCTGCTGCTCTAGCATCCGAACAGACGACGTATAGTAACCCCGTTTTTACTGTCTGTGCTGATGTAACAGCAGACGTTGCATTGGCACTGCCAAGTTCTCCAATATCCGATACTAATTTAAGTGATTGGCACGTCATTTACTTCTGTTTCCTGTTCAGGTTCTTGTTCAGTTTCAGCGTTTGCTTCTGGTTCAATACCATCACCTACTTCTGGTAAGGGATCGCCTTCCTCAGGTTCGCCAAACAAAGTTTTAGCAACCTCAGGTGCAGCAGCATCCACAAACTCAGCAGACTTTGCAAACATCATTTGTTTCAAAGCATCAGATACTTCCGTAGACGGAGCATCGTTCGCAATCATATCTATAAATTCAGCAGAATCCATTCAAATTTTATAAAACGCTAGTTATATTTATATCTTCGCTTTCTTTATATCTATGCCAGGTGCTTCTGTTTTACCTCCATTCTTTTTATTGTCAAGGTTTGGTTCTGTTGGATTCTTACCTAAGTTGCCCTGTCTCTGCGACTCTGCATCTATCGCACCTTGCATCATTTGATTCTGAGTTTCAAGAGGTACACCTATACCTGCTTCATTCTCTTCTTCCATCTCCTGTGCCATCTCTTCTATCTCTTCGTCTGTCTGACGTAAGACCTTACGCTTTACATAATCTCTTGAGTAGTATGTGCCGTTGTATGGTTCAATAGCAACCATGATATTGAGACGCTCGGTCATCAACTCGTGGTCTTTGAGTTCTGCAAAGTGATTATCATACTTATAGTCAAACTGTATATGCTCCGACATCTTCTCGAAGTCTTCTGGAGTGACAATGTTCTTGAGTATAAGTTGAGTCTTGAGAAGATCTATGAATAATCCACTGAATCTCTTACGTAATCTACCTACAAACTTACTGAACATAAGTTCGTCTCTTAGTATCTCAGATGATCTACCTAAGTTGAATCCACCTTCACCACCTGCAATGCGTGACTCAGGTACATTGAGCGAACGATATAATTTTTTCTGGAAGTATTCAATGTCAGTAAGTTCTCCAAGGTTCTGACCACCAGGTAATGTGGTAATCTCAGTTCCTCTTCCACCTTCTCTTCTAGGTAACCAGAAGTCTTCAAGCATAGACATGAACTTCTTGTCGTCCTTGATCTCACCAGTGTTAGCATCATATACTAACTTGTTTCTGTAGCGAGACATTACGTCACGTAGATATTGCTCTGCCTTCACCTTAGGTAGATTACCAACGTCAATATAAAATATTCTTCTTTCTGGTGCTCTTGATAGTCTGTATATGACAAGAGAGTCCTCAATCATTCTAAGTTGATTGAGTCCTTTGATTGCTTTGTGAAGATAAGAGAGAGTAATTTTTTTGTTACGATCTACAAGACCTGAGTGCACGTATGTGATCGCATCTTTTGATATTCTTATACCTTTACCTGCAACAGAACCATACTTCTGTGCCATACCCTGTGGGTAGTAAGTATAAAATTCCTCTATCTTAGTATCTTTTGTTATAGTTTGTTCACCTGAGTATGGTAAAACAGGTATTCCTTCTGCTCCTCTAGCACCTTTTTCTTTAGTAGGTTTGATTCTCATCAATTTGAGTTTGAGAGCATCAATATATCTTACTTCTTGTATACCCTCATCAGGTTTCTGTACATCAATTACCTTGTGATAATATAATCTTCCGTCTGTATACCAATTTCTAAAAATCTCGTGTGCTTTTTTATCAAACTGTAGAAGGTCTTTGACTCCCTTAAACTCGTCTCTTACAATACCTTTTAGTTTGTCACTTACATTTAAGTTATCTAAATTTATCTCAACAGGACTATCATTACTATCAGATACAATCGCCTCGTTTACAACATGCTCTATAGCAGTATCACATTCTGGATGTAGTGCCATGTCACGATATCTTTTTATGACATCGAACTCAGTTCTGAATACACCTTCAATATCTACGTACTGTCCGTAAAAACCAGACGATAGAAAATAATCAGCCCCGTCCTCATTATTGGGAGGAACTGGACTGATTACACCTTTCTTCTTCTTCTCATTAGGATCCTCAATAGAGAATCCGAACAGCTTAGCCATAATTTATTCTACTTGCTTTCTATGTATTATACCACAGAACCAGAGTTTCCGCCATCATATGCTTCCCACCATTGGACTTGGAGGGTGACTTGGAACTCTTCTACTGTATCTGCAGTGTCGTAAGACAACTCTATAGGACTTACAAGTGATGGCCAACAACCATGCATCTTGTATCTACGTAAGACTGGAAGTGTAGCACCACTCTGATCACCACGAGTGTCTAGAGGTGTACTTGCACGACCTAGTTGGTTGACTACCCAGTCTGCAAAATAATCAGTTGGGTTGATGGTTCCTGAACCATCAGATACTTTGATAACAAAGTTTGCCCATCTCTCAAATGCTTCACGCAGTTTGAAATCACCGTCGTTGATAACTGTGATAGTCCATGGGTCAAATCTTCTATCACCTGCTACCTTCAGTTGTCTACCCCTAAATGGTACGACAACTTCTTGGATGTTTGATGCTGGTAACTGTGCTCCCTTGATCATCATGCGATGAGTCGTGTTATCAATTTCTTCATCAAAGATGCCTACACCTGAGGGGAAGTCCATCTCAACCTCAAAGAGGTTAGGACGAGCACCACCACTTACAAGTCTCGACTTGAATGAATCAATCGATCTTTCGTTGTTGGGAACCGAAAAAATGTTTCTGTTTAATGCCATAATTGTGTGGGTCTCCTATTACACAGTTCCTACAACTTCACTGAAGGAAACTCCAGTTCTTGTAGCAACAAATGTTAGACCAATGAAGTTGATTGATCTTGCTGGTTTCACAAAGATGTCAGCAAGGAACTCATTACGATCAATAACATCTGGTGTATTATTTGTCTCATCACATATAACGAGGAAGTCTTGAAGACCTCTCTTCGCTTGAACATCCCTTAGGAATGGTTCAACAATGTTGATGAAGTTTGATCTTGTACCTGCATCGTTGAGTTCAAATAGAACTGACTTAGCAGCGTTCTCTACTGCTTGTTCGACTGTGATGAACAGTCTTCTTACGTTGATTCTGTCGAATGCAGATTCAAATGAAAGAGCAGTTTTGTCACCGAACAGTACGATACCATCACCAGGTCTTGATGTTATTGGGTTGATTCTATTTGAATAGAGTTGATCCCTTGCATCTTGACCAGGATTGAATGCTAGTTTTACAGCAAAGTTTAGATTACCTCTTGTATTACCTGCAGGTGAGAACCATGGGAAGAAGTCTCTGTCTGTTCTTACCATACAACCTGCTACATCAGCAGAACATGGCATGTAAACAAACTTCTTATTGAATCTGTCATACACATACTGGAATCCTGAGTCGAATACAGCATATGATGATGATGTTAGAGGTCCAAAGAATGATATAACGTTTGCTAACTGAGTTGCAGAGTCTGTGACATTTACCACAGAACCTCTGTTTGGTGATATCACCGCAACACAGTCCTTTCTACCTTCTGCTATTGCGATAAGTTTGTTTGCCTTTGCTTGCTCTTCTTCTTTTGATCCAGAGCATCCACCTTGTAGTAGGAATCTGATGTCACTGTCTACAGGGTCTGTAAACTTCTCATATGAAGTCAACACATCACCTAGTGGTGCATTGTATACTCCAACACCAGTATAGTCAAGTCCACCTGTTAGTGAGTAACCTTGATTACCTATAGAACTGAATTTTATGTTCTTAGCGTCCTGACCCCATGCACCTTCAGCAGCAGTTATGGATGTGAATCCAGTTATACCACCTGGTAGTACCAGTGTTCCGTGATGTGAATCGTCTGCGTTAGTTACGTGAGCACCAGAGAATATGTACTCTGAGTTGTTTGCTAAGAAATCTTTATAGAATATCGCTTCGTTACCAGATGCTACTCCGTCTTTGGCTTTGGATAAGTTTGGAAACTTTTCCAAAATTGATCCGACATTTCCAGTGACTCCACCGCCAGCATCAACAACAACAACGTGGATAGCGTCGTTCGTTCCATCTCTCTTGGATACATAATTATTTGTTTGAGGTTTGTTGAGTACTGCTCTCCACTTGAGAGTAGTAAAATCTGAACCACCGTCTGCCACACTTGTGAGTATGTTCTGACTATTATACCAGTCAACAGATGTGACTGTCGAACTCTTACCTACAGTTGATCCTGAGTTGTTGACAATGTTGAGCATTGTGCCAGTCTTGAACTCAAGTTGTGAGTTCTGCTGATAGTCAACTAATGTTTCTGACCCACCAATAACTGTGCTTACGACTTTTACATCGATTGTTGTTGCTGTTTTGCCAGTAACGACACCCTTGAGTATACCTGTTGCAGCAGTGACTGTACCAACACCGATTGTATTACCTGTCAAGTGTTGTGTGACAGCAAATCCTACTTTAGTTGCAGCGATTGTACCTGTCTCTAAGGTTGGTGTAATAGTTTGGTCAGCAGCGTTGTCAACGATTGCTACCTTTATATTCTCTGACCAGTGGCCAGGGTTTTTAGCAGCGAAATACCAGTTGGTACCGCTTGCCTCATTATTGTTGTAATCTTCCAATCCTTCTAGTAGAAGAGT